AAATGTAGAATCAACAGGTTTAGCCGGATGGGTGGTATCATAAGCAGAGACATCAAAACTACCATCTCCTTTAGGACTAAGTATTAGATAAAATCTATCTGGAAGTAGAGATAATTTTTCAGTTTCGTTTGCTAAAGTGTTTATATCAACCATGCATTAGGTATCCTTTTTTCTGCCCAGAGTATTTTATGCTTATCACACCATTGACCATAAGTTGTTTTACTCGATTTGTTAAGTTTATTATTAGCATTTACAAATAAAAACCTAATATCAATCTTTGGATTTTGTTCTCTAATTAGTAAGTGTTTTTGCCTATCTGCTAAATCAAAAAATCCTTTTGTTTCTATGTATATATCTTGTTTAGAAAGATAAAAATCAGGAGTATACTTTTTAATTTTAGGCTGATATTCTATAAAAAATTTTTCATAGTCGTATTTAATATCATTTTTAATCAACCAGTGAGCAAAGCCCCTTTCAAACTCGGAACGGAATCCTTTTCTTTTCATATTAGGCTTTTTGTTTTGTATCTATTTGTAATTTCAATATTTTTTACAAAGACAGAGTGTAAACTAGGTGCATTTTTTTCTAGTTCTATTAACGCTTCATTTATTTCTATAGTAGGTAGTATAGCTAATTTACCTTGTTTTATCTTTATAAACAAAGAATTAAAATATCTTTCAATAACTTGTGTAGTTCTAAGTATGTTATCTTCTCTATAAAAGCCATCTTTTCCAAAGTGTTGTTTTACTATCAAAGGATGACAATTTTCTGTAGACCTCATAAACTCAACAACTTCACCACCGCCTTTTTGTTCTTCATTCTCCGTGTATACCCAAACAGCGTCTCTATTAGACATTATATCATCTTTTTTATAAGGTGCCGATAACCATAGTACGTTCATAAATTTTTAACCTCTGTATTTTTTAATGTATTATACCAAACCAACGGCTTCGATTTAGCTTTAGATGTAACCTTTTCGTGTAATTCAGCTTTAGGCCAACAATGGCTTTTAAACTCACAATATCCACATGTACTTTCTAAAACTGTATTACCAGTAGGTATTCTTATACCTTTTTGTTTACCAGATTTTGGTACATACGTTTCTTCTATATCACTAAATAACTTCTTAAATTTAGTTTTAGAATTAAGTATCTTAATTGTTTCGTTAGCTTGCTCTAACATATCTTTTCTATCTTCTTTTTGGTCTTCTGGTGCTTCACATACCGCAAATTCACCCGTAACTTTATTTATTGCTATCCAACCACCAAAAGGTGAATTGTCTGCTTCACTATACATATGCCCTTGCATAATATATCCAAATGAATCATTTTCTTTTATTTTATTGTAACTACCATACTGACCAAACTTACTAAGAAAACTTGCAGGGCTTGCAGATTTTATATCCCATACCTTGCCATCTATCTTAACATCATATGTACCTTTTAATTCTATATCACCAATTTTTAACGACACAGGCTCTTGTAACTTTTCTATGTTTATTCCTGCACCCTTCATAACTGCTATAGCAACCGCTTCTAGCAAATCACCCATCAAAAACTTTATTATTGTATTATATTGAAATTCTTTTTTAATACCTTTTTTATCTAACTGCTGTTGACATAAAGGTTTTCCTAGACCAGACATACGAATACGCCAATCCATTTGTTCGTTAAATTGTTTTTCTAATGCTTTACCGCAAGATTCTTGAAACTCTTTAATTATAGCGGGGGAAAGTGGTTTAGACTTTCCCCCAACTGCGTCATAAAGAAAATTCTCTATTAGAGTAGATAACATCTATTAGCTGTCTAACTCAATAGCTAGGGAGTGGTCGCCATCTTTAGTTTTTTGCTTAACAGAAGTTCTATGCTTCTCCATGACACTTTCGTTTACGGACTTAATCGCAACCGAAAACTCTTTAAGTAAATCTTTATCATTATCAGATAGAGAATCTACGGAATCACCTATTTTAGCATTTACTGAAAAGTAAGAATTACCTCCAGATTTTTGTTTATTGGTAGATAACAAAAGATTAGTGCGTATCATAGGTTTATTTTGTTTTGCCAAACTAGCAAGTGTTGTACTAAACGGAACGTAGTTTGTACCTTTTGCGTAGTAAACACATGGGGCTTCACTAATCTTGGCTACTTCACCATTAGACTTCTTACCCTCCATACTTGCTACGCCATATAAAACTTGGTTACATTTAATAGAACTTTGTATAACACGCTGTGGGTCATCATCTTTTAAACTTTCAAATTGTTCTCTAGATAACTTTCCACACTTGTAATTACCCGATGAGTCTGCAAATTGGTCACCTAAAGACGGCATTTGCACACTTGATGTAAACTCTTGAGAGTTATTATCCCAATAGCTGTAAGCGTATAGCCTAATAAAAGGCCTAAACTTTACATTCTTAGAATAAATATTTTCTCCATCAAGCTTTAAAGCAAAGTGCCCTCGAGGCAACGGATTTTCATTCTCATCTTCCGTGTCGTAGTTTATTGATAGTCTTGACAAAACCGAACCCGATGGCCCACCGCCATCTGTCTGTCCAGTTAGACGCATTAAATCAGCATCACTTAAATTATCAAAATTAGTAGTGACCGACAATGCTTGTGTTTCTGTATTTTCAACCATTGGTTTTATAAACCTCCTCCATATTCAGCCAATCGTTACCTAGTTTAAGCTCGATACCAACTGGCATTGTATATTTAAAACCATAACGCTTTACACACTCATCGGATAAAGACATCATGGCATCTTTTAAAGTTGTGATAGCTTGTTTATCTTCGCCCGGATATACATCCAAAACGACACTATCATGTACTGTGTTACAAATAATAGTTTTTAATTTACGATTTGTCAACAGCTTTTTTAAATTAATTAGTGCAATTGGCAATAAATCTGCTGTAGCAAAACCTTGAACAGGATAATTTTTAATAGCTGTAGAATTAGTTACACTTCCACTTCTTAATCTTTCTACATTACCAAAAAAATATTGCCTACCACTAGGTAATCTAATCTTATTTGTTATTAAGGCTTCATTTTGTAGTTCTCTATGCCACCTCGTAACTCCTTCATACTTAGATTTAAAAGCACGATAGTATTGCATCTGTTTTGGGGTACCTAATATACCCCCATATAGGGGTTTAAAGGTGTCGGACTTAGCTTTCTGTCTAGAGACACCTAATATTCTAGCGGTGTAGTTATGAACATCTACTTCATTTCTAACATCTTTAAATACTTGTTTGTCATTAGCTAAAAATCCCGCTACTCTAAACTCAAGTTGAGAATAGTCACCTTCTAATATCTTCCCACCTTCCCACCTAGATGTAATACATTCTCTAACAGGAAAAGTATTACCCCTAGGCATATTTTGGAAGTTAGGATTACGAGAAGATAGTCTGCCAGTGCTTGTAACACATTGCATAAATTGTGGATGTACCATGCCATCCTTACTTATAGATTTTTCCATCCCATCAACAAAAGTTCTTAGGTAAGTTCTTATTGCAGAATAGCGTACATACTTAATTAAAAATTCATGCTGTACACCTTTTGTAGATGTCAGATGACTTTCTAATACTTCTTTGTCAGTTTTAAATCCCATTGCGGAACAATCGATAGAGTTTCTAGGTTTTAATCTTAATCCTGCTCTTTCGTCTTTGTTAGTAAATAATAAACCTTTTGTATTACAAGTTTTACAATGTCGTTTTACATTACTAGGCGTTCCATCTTTTTTCATGTAAGTGTATTTACCCGTTCCTTGACAGTTATGGCAAACAGTTCCATGAGTTTTTAATTCAGCACGAGCCATAGAATTTATTTCTGTATAAAATTCTCTCATGTCAGAAAACTGAGTTTTTCTTTTTGGTTTTCTTGTGTTACCTCTAACTTCAAAACCAATATTAAATCTTGATGCCCACACTTTTTTGTCAACAACACGAATAGAATAAAAAAGTATAGACCTATCTTCTGGTGAGTCTAAATTTATTGGTGTATCACCCATAAAGTATTTTACCTTTTCTTGTAAGTAAGTTTGCAAATCAATTAATTCTTTTTCAAATTTATTTTTTATGTTTGTTAATATGTCAGTGTTAATATGTAATCCATTCATTTCAATGTCAGCTAAAACTTTTGTTAGTTCCATAGAAAGTTTTATAGTAGGTATTATTCCATTAGACATATAAATCTCCCCATCCTATTTTTAATTTACTTAATTGTGCAATTGCAAGTTGATATGTACTTTCAACATCTTGTCTACCATACTCATAAACAATGTTCCAAGGTATTTTTTCATAGGATATTTTATTAGTCATAAATGGTTGAATTAGTTCACTTTTTTTAAGTGCAACACCTTTTCTTTTACAACAATCTTCTAATGAAAATCCCCACTTAACACCTCTTGCCATAATATATTCCATAACCATAGTATCATGTAATTTATTATCATAAGTAAAACCACATTGAACTAACCAACTGTAATCAAATTTTATGTTATGACCTACTAAGACGTCAGTCTTATCTAAAACTTTTTGTAAAATGTTTTTTGCATTTGGAGTTGGCGGTTCATCCCTATGATAGAAACATAAATATTCAACTGGATTGTCATCAATTTTATATCCAACTGAAACTAATGTGTTACCATTAAAAGGACTAGACGTTATTTTATTGTCAGCATCAACATCAAATGTTGTTTCAACATCAAGTGTCGTTATCACTTTCAAACACTCCTCTCTGTATACTTATTCGTGTATGTCTTGAACCATGCCACCCATTTAATTTATTTTTACTTATCGTTATATTACGATAGGGGTCGGATAAATCAATATTGTCAGCACCTCTTCCAATACCAATAATTAAATCTGCCTCACCCGCCTTACCTGTTCTTGAATTATCTAACATAGAATAATCTATAATTGATTTACCCTCTGCTTCATAACTAGCTTGAGACACCGCCCAAACTAAACACTCATGTCTCTTTGCTATCTCTCTTGTTCTAACATAAACATCTTTTAATTTTTCATCTGTTCTATTGTATTGACCTGTTATGTGAACTTTATCTAATTGGTCAACAAACATTACATCTGGTTTGTAAATTCTAGCATACTCATTTATCTCATCAATGTGCGTACCTACACTATCAAAAACTGTTAAGTAAGGTTTTATTTTTGTTAGGTACTCTTCTTTATAGTTTTCTATGTTATCAGCAATTTCTTCTTTTGTTTGATTAAAATATGATTGTACTATTCTAAGTTTAATTCTAACTGCGGGTTCTTCGTTTGCCCAATACGTTACTTTCTTGCCTTGTTTTATATAGCCCGATGCATTAAAACTAGAAAATGTTGTCTTACCAATCTCTGGTCTAGCAAAAAGAATAACAAAGTGACCCCTATCTAATGCGGGAACATTGTCAGCCATTGTTAGTAGCCTATGAGTAAACTCTCCACTACCACCATTCAAAGTAAATAACTCTTCAATATCTTCTTCAACAAGGTTATAGGTCTCACTACCTACCATATTCTGTTCATCCAACATTTCTACTAATCTTCTTAATCCACTAATGTCAGAGTCAGACCCTGTGTAAATATCAACGGCCTTTTCGCCTATCTCTTTTGCTTTTTGCCTACCCCAAAAGTTTTTTATAGCATCGTAATTTAGTTCTGAAATAGGACTATTTTCATCTAGTTCATCTATTCTATCTACTATATTTTGCCTAGTAGCCTTTGGAACGGCAGGATATAGGTCAGCATACATGACCTTTAAATCACGAGTAGTTAATACTTTGTTGTCATACTTTTCATGTATTTTTTCAATTAGGGTATATACCATACCATACTCATGATTAAACATATCACGATTAATAAATCTACGAACTTTACTGTAGTGCTCGTGGTTTAGACAAATAGATAGGATTTCAGTATGTATCATTCATCCACCCCCAAGCTTTCTTGTTTACTCTATCCACTAACTTTTTAATATCTTCATCTAACATTTCTTTTATATCTTCTTCTAACAATAAAAACTTTATATTTAAATTTAAAGATAAGTCATCAACTAATTTAACAGCCTTTTTACTTGCATCTTTGTCAAGTGCTATTCCAACCCTCTTATATTGTTTTAGCACATCAATATGAGATTGTAAAAGGTTAGTTCCTAACAATGCTATACCAGTACAAAATCTAGATAAAGTTAGTGCAGATACCACATCTTCAACTAATATTGCGGTGTCATTTTTACCCGCTACAAATGGATAACCAGAATTGCCGTATCTATACCATTTAGGTTTTTTGTTTTTGTATAAGGCTCTACCAACTGCATCAACTAACTTATCTTCTTTCTTAACTAAAAATACTGCTCTATGGGTATGCCTATCATACCGCATAACTTCATAGTAATCTTGTAAATCATAGTGTGTAACATATTCTCTGTAATCTTTGTTTTCTAAGTTTTCTTCCCAATGATTTCTGTAGTAAAATATTTCTGGTTCTTTTTGCTTTTCTACTTCATTAAATAATTTTTTAGATAGTTCACTACGAGCCCTACCCTTAATATTGCAATCAGCATGAAAACAATTATAGATTACCTCTGTTCCTGTGTTAAGAGCAGAGAAAGTATTTTTGTTAAAACAAATAGGACAATCTATTCTTGTTGTTTCATTAACAGATAGATTTAAGCTTTTTAAAAAGTTTTGTAACATACCACCCCTAAAACAACCCTTAAAGAAATAAAAATTAATGTCAACTATTTTTTTTTTGTTGACAGATTTTTTTTTATCAGTAAAAAGGGGGAACCCCCACCACGGGACACTTTATACACTTATGAATAGAAATCTTTTACATGTACCAACGGAAATGAAAAAATGGGAGGATAAAATGTATGATGCAGAATTTGAGGGTAGGATGCGTAGTTACCATCAATGCAAAAGTGTGTATCTACACTATAAAAAATTACATGATGCGGGAGTAGAATATGAACCAACCTTTTAGATGGACAGATGATAACTTTAAAAAGGCTGTTAGGTTATCTAAAACTAATATGACTATGACAGAGATAGGTAGGGAATTAGGAACGACAAAAAATGCTGTTTTAGGTAAGTTACATAGACAGAAAAAAAAGAATGGATACAAAGTAAAAAAACAAACAAGGGGGCCAAGTCATAACTACTACTTTAAAACAATAGGTAAGGGAACTTGTTATCTATGCAAAAAACAATTTGATATACAAAGTAAGTTTGATAGGTTCTGTACACCTTGCAAAAAAACTGATATGTATGTGGGGAGTTAAATGTATAAACTAATTGTCATAACCTTATTACTCTTTATTTGTAACGGATGCACTTATTTTGTTGCTAAAGAAACTGTCAAGGCGTTAGATGAGGTATTAGAAAAAGAACCTAACCCGGAAAAGAAAAAAAAGATATTAAAGAAACAACAAACCTTAAAAGATAAATCTAGAGAGTTTTATTGTAGCAAAGTAAAAGATGAGGAGAAATGCGGATGAGTAAAAGAAAATACGAAGTAGAAGTTATGGTAGTAGAAAATAAAGTTTACCATGTATACGCTAAAGATGAAGCTGATTTATTAAAAAAACAAGATAGCATAACTGATGAGGGTAAACTTGTTAGAACAGAGAGTGCAGAAAATACTGTAGGCAGTTGGAGGTTTATAGAAAATGTCAGCGAATAAAACAGTTAATCTACCAAAACATGTCACCATTGGTGCATTTAAAGTAGAACTTGTCAAAATACCCCATGATATAGCTTATGAGAGCTCAGATTATCAAGGTAGTTTTGTCAGCAAACCACCATTAAAAATTTATTTAGATGAAGAAATAATTGATATGGGAGGTATGGATGCTGTCAATCTTATACTACATGAACTTTGTCATGTCGGCTTCTATCAGTATGGGATGAAAGAAAAAGAAGAAGAACATATTGTCAACAGTTATGGAAATTTCTTAACGGAGGTTTTAATGAGAAGTGAAATAAAGGAGTGGTTAGTATGGCAGATAACAAAAAGTGTATGACCTGTAAAGTTAGTGTACCTACAATAAGAGCAACAGATACTATTTGGTATTGTACTGTATGTTACATAAAAAAGTTTCATCCTGTGGATAACTTTGCTAAAATTTTATTGACGGCAAAAAACAAAGCAGATAAACGAGATAGTGTTTAGTGAAAGCTAAACGCTTGGGTGGTTGTTCTCAACAACACAAAAAATGAGATAGGCTCGGGTATGACCTAGAATGTGCAATAAGCATAGTCCAAAGTTTACCTCTAGTGCAAGTCCTAGTTCCCTACTTGCCCTGTTCAAATGCTAGGTAACATTTGACATGTTTAGGAGTGGGCATGGTAGATATATCTGTAAGTCCTTTTCCTAACACAAGAATAAAAAAGATGTACCAAGTTTGGTAGACGATTTGGTAAGCCTTTATTCTTGTTAATTCTACCAACAAGATAAGCCGTGTTAAAGCGTGTGCTGTCTTGGTAGGTACGATAATCTTACTAGTAAGCTCTTCGGACAAAGCGTGTCTATCGTACCTACACTAAGTTTACGTTAGTATCAAACCTGTCGGCGATTGACTTGTAGGTGGTTGGTTTTTGTAAAGTGTCCTAGGTAGATTCGAGAAACCCTTTGGTACTAACGTAAGTTTAGAAAGAAAGGGAGTAAAATGTCAATGTCAACAGAAAATAAAATGTCAACCGATTGGATACTTGTCGATGCAGACTTCGGTAGATACCATCACACAAAATTTAAATCGGGTGGCAGACTATACTTTATAAAAGGTGCTAGAAAAAATGTCAGCGTTTATGATATCGCTTTACGAAAAAATGTCAGCCTAAAAATGTCAGCTTTACCTAGCTTGTATTTCAATACATCTTATGAGGATAAGCTTTTGCGTAAGTACCCTAATACATTAAAGAACCTATTAAAAAATTTTAAGGTATTTACACAAAAAACAAAACAAGAAAAAAATATATTAGATACACTAAAAATAAAATCTAAAATAAATTATAAAATTAATTGACTTGGTTTTTTTTATATGCAAAGTAAAATAAACATTTTTAAAAGGGAGTTAAAATGGCAACTATAGCTTTAGGGAGTGTACCAAGTACAATTCAAGATATCTGTGGGACTCAAGGAATATTCCATATCCGTTGGAATAAAAAAGATAGAAGGATGTATATTACTCAAAAATATTCTGATGGTTCAGAGTCGCAGATATTAAATCCTAATTATAATAAGTACACTATTACAAGAACAGGCAATTTTAGATTAGGTGTAGTAAAAAATTTAAAAGGGGGTAAACGTACAACTGACCCTAATGAATTTTTAATTGCTTATGATATGAGCAAAAAAGAATATAGAAATATTTATTATAACACGATACAAAAGATAGTAGCTAACAAAAAAAAATATTATGTAAAAGTAATAGATACTAAAAATATTAGATTTGGTTTAGTCGAGAGGGTTAATAATGATTTCAAGTAAATTAATAAAAAATAAATGGTATATTATAAATAATTTTGGTTATGATATACGAGCAAAATTATTAGAAAGTCCAAAACAAGGTCAAGGTTATAAAAAAATAGTCCTTATGGATGTACAAGGTACAGATGCGGGGTTTTTTGATGAAATGGGCGGTGTAAATGTTGATGATATTTTAAGAGAACATGAGCAAAAAAAATGATTGAGTTTACTAAATCAAAAAAACTACTTAATATAGATAATAATGCCAAAACAGTTAAGGGGCAAAAATACGGATATTTAACAGCTATTCTGTATCTTGCCCCTTCTAATCAATCGGGTTTTAATGTATGTCCGCAAGCGTCTAAAGGTTGTAAAAGGGCTTGTTTATATACGGCGGGTAATGGTTCTTATCCTAGCGTAAAATTAGGGCGTATAAATAAAACTTTATGGTATATGCAAGAGCGTGAAAGTTTTTTAAATCAGTTAAGAAAAGAAATAGACGCATTTATTGTAAAAGCTAAAGCAAAAAACTTAATTCCTTGTATTAGATTAAATGGAACTAGCGATATATCTTGGGAAAACACGGGCTTAATTGAAGAGTATAAAAGTATTCAATGGTATGACTATACCAAGGTTTACAAAAGGGCGTTAAAATTTGTCAGCGGAAAACTTCCTAAAAATTATCATCTTACCTATAGTTTAAATGAAGATAATAAAAAACAAGCGTTGGATATTTTAAAAAGGGGTGGCAATATATCAGCAGTATTTAGAAAAACGTTACCTACACAATTTAAAGGTTTTAAAGTTGTCAATGCAGATATTAATGACTTAAGATTTTTAGACCCTTCCAATAGTATAGCGGGGTTAATTGCCAAGGGTAAGGCTAAAAATGATTATTCGGGGTTTGTTTTAGATGCCTAAAAAAATTTCAAATTATCCTTTTGGCAAGAATACTGAAAGCCCTAATTATTATCTTACTCAAGATATTTACGGGGATGGTTCGGGGATAACGGGTCGCAAAAAAAAGAGAAAAAAAAACTTTGTATCTACAAAAAAAACTGATAAAGAGAATTTATTGCAGATAAGCAATAAAACTTAACGCATATAACAAGGGAGTTATAAAATGCATTATCAACACAATAATTTATTAGATGTTTCAGCTTTTGAAATGCCTATTAAATCAATTAAAGACCCTGTTTTACTTTTAAAAGATATAAACGGAATAGAAAAGCCAACTAAAATGGATAACCAAGTAGTTGTTTATAGACCCGATACAATGGAGATTTTAGGGCGTTCACGCAGTAACCAATATAAAATAGTTAACCCCGTTGAGCTTTTTAGCAATCACGCTAAAAAATTAGTTGAGCAAAAAAACTTACCTCAATCTAATATTACAGTAGATGACTACGTTTATGAGGGCGGGCGAAAACAAAAAAGAACTGTTACTTTTCATGACTTATCTAAGGATATGGGAGATGGTTCTATTGTTAATATGAGGAGTGATATTTTTAACTCTGTTGATATGTCTTGGCTATATCAAGCGTTCGCAGGAGCTTATAGGAACCTATGCCAAAATGGTTTAGTTTTTGGCGGTCAAAGAATGTACCATGTAAGAAAAAAGCACACTACGGGCTTAAATGTAAATGCTACGTTAAAAAGCATTAGTGGAACTTTTACTATGTTTAATGAAAATCAAGATTTAATGCAAAAAATGATGCAGCAAAAAATTTCATTAAAAGGTATGGCACATATTCTTGCTAATAATATTTGTAAAACTAAAGGCACTAGTAAACAATTACTTGATGATACTAGTATTTCAGTAAATTATAAACTTTTAGATTATTTTATTGACCAAATTGAGCGTGAAAGCGGTAGTCTTGGGTTTACAGTTTGGAACTTATTTAATGCCCTTACTTATTGGAGTAGTCATATTGACGATACATTTGAGCGGGTCAATAAAGATACAGGCAAGATAAGTGAAGTTAAAATGAGCCGTGAGGGTTCCAAAACACATACCGCTCAAGTTAAAAGGGAGGATAAAATAAGGGAGTTTATGAATAGTGATGATTGGCAAGCACTAATGAATAATACCTACGTTTTTACAAATATTCACCCTTCAATTCAAGAGAGATTATAAATGGTTTGTAATCTTTTAATAATAGCTTTAATTTTAATAATTTAATGAAAAGGGGAATATATGGAAAGCTTGTTAGTTATAATATCACGAATACTTTGGATAATAGTTTTAATAGGAGTGATAATATTGCTTTTTTAGTATATACCCAAAAACAAACAATGAAGGGAGTTTTAATATATGTTTGATGATAAAACTAATAGTACTAGCTTTACGACTAATTTTGTTATGCGTTTAGTCGTATTGCTTGAGCAAAAAGGCTTAGTTAATCGTTCTGAGGTTATGGCACTATTAATGGATGCCACTAACGACACGGCCAAGGAGCAAAACAAGGAGGATAAGGAAACAAGAAAAGAACTATTAAAAGAGTTCCCACGGGCTCATTAATGGTTCTTGATTTTATGACTATTGCTATTTGTATCTGTATAGGTGTTTTTCTTCTTGCGTTCTTTAGTGATTAGTTTAGGTTAGAATTTTCATATTCCTTCTAAAGCCCCGCCCTT